AGGATCTGCATGAGGTAGATCTAGATGAAGTGTATAGAACAAGCTACGAATCATACGATGCTTGGGACAGAAACTACTTTGACTACGTTAAAGAAGTGCGGGACAAGTTACGTGGCCGACTGCACACACGCGATATACGGTTTGCTACGTACAAACCAGTAACCATTCACGGTCATCCTAACTACTGGGTTTACGAGCAGGGTGATCTGATGCCGATGGGATTTCTCAGCACTCAGAACAAGACCATCAATAAAGGCTACGCTGACCAAAAGACGTATCAGGTATTTGGTGTTACGTCACCGCACGTCAACAACAAAAAGGACAGCAGTGAAACTATTCATAGCAAGTCGAAAGCTACAGCAGTCAAGAAGGCGTTAGGTGTTCTACATAACCGCACGTTGGGCGAGATAGCGGAGATGCATACCTACGAGTTCAGAACCGCGATTGAAAATAAAAAGAGAGAGTTAAATAGAGATCTAGATAATCTGATTACGGCGGTGTCTGGGGCTGGGTTTGGGAAACCCTTCTTGCGTTCTAATGCGTTTGCTGCAATGACTAACCCTGTAGTGTTTGAGGTGCTGAAACAGAACGCGCCAGATGTCGCGGATACAATTACGCAGATATATGACGCGCAGAACATTATAGAAAACTTCACAGATATGCACGATTCCAGCAAAGTGGTATTTGTTCATTGCAAAGAGAACGACGCCACTGTAATTTGGTCTGACAGATTATCGGACTACGATCACAAGGAAGCAGCACTTGTGAGGTGTTTCCGTGTCGGCGAGTTTCCTGAGTTGGAGCAGCGTATAAACTCGTTGTCTATTATGGACGTTAACGATGCGGTGTTAGACGTGGGTATGAAAGTACGAGATAACTTGTACTTTGTAGTCATTTCTCAAGTCCCGGCGCTGTAGGGTAGTAAGTAACTCCATGTATTACGTAGACTTGTCATACGATACAGATAAGTGTAAGGTCTGGTCACTTGATACTTTTTCTATTGAAACATCGTATGAAGGTGTCTACGATAGTCCAGAGCATTTGCCTGATGAAATTAAGAATCGGGTACTTGCTCTGTCGATTATGCAGCCGAAAAGTTCACCAGTGTCGGGCGTAGGGATGCGCTCGGCGGTGGATAAATTTTGGGTCTACATCTGATAACAGTTCCTCGGAGAGAAAAGTGAAAGTTATTTTGGAGCTTGAGGAAGAAGATTTTGTGCGGCTAATAGATCTGCAACATGAGATCTTGGCGGTTCTGGAACGTATGGAGAAACTTTTACAGGAGCAAACGGATGGCAATGACACCAGAAAAAAGAGTTAAGGAAGCGGTGAGAAAGCAACTGCGTTCAGTGGGTGCGTATCACTTCTTTCCTGCTACTGGTGGATACGGTAAGAGTGGTGTACCTGACATTGTTGGGTGCTTTCGCGGTAAGTTTTTTGGTATTGAGTGTAAGGCGGGCAACAACAAGCCTACCCCACTACAAGAGAAGAACTTACAAGAAATAAGCCAAGCGGGTGGGATCGCGCTGGTGATAAACGAACAAAACGCAGGAGATGTTTTGGATTTGATAGGTGCTGTACCAGCACAACTGGAGATGAACTTTAACTAGGAGACTAATATGAAATACGAAAACCTACGTAAGGGCATGGTTTTTGAGTTTATTGAAAACAGAAGAAATACTGAGAAAACGTTTGATGATCCGACTAAGTTTTGGGAAGTCATCAAACTAAACCAAGAGCAAGAGCGTGAGTATCTAATCACTCAAATCGTTCTAGGTCGGTTGGCCGATAAGCAAACTTTCAACGCTGACATCGAAGATCTAAATAACCCCCGAAGATGGACATACCATGAAGGTGCAGGGGTACAAGAAGTTATGGTTAAACAGCTATCTTTTCTCGATGGCCGTGACCCAATAATGCTTTCCCAAAACGCAGTCTCTGAATCCCCAACAGTAAAAGGGAACGTTGTAGATATTGCTAACGCAACGGTTCCTGCTGGCGATGTTGAAAACACTTATGCGAAATATGCGAACTGCACCATAGATGATTGGGAGCTAATCGCAGATGCTTTCTTTGAAACGAAAGGGTTTGATACGCGAAAAGAAAAGCCTAAGTCCTACACGCGCTCTTATCAAATACATTCCCAAGAATGGTCAGCGTTTACAGATCAAAAGACCGTCAGAGAAATAAGAGATCTTCGGTTACGCATAACTGATTGGGAGCAGAACACAAGCCCATGCAGCTATCAGACAATCATCCGTAGACTGCTTCAAGGATGTCAGTGGTTTGGACAACCGCAGCATAGGCAGTTTCTAACTCAAGCGTTACAGAAACGTATCCGCAAAAACAGGTAACACACATGACTACTCAAAAGAAACGTGGCCGACCACGGAAGGTAGATACATCGGACGGTAGCACAGCTAGCTATTACGAGTTACCCAAAGGTGCAAAAGAACTTCAAGATCTCATATCACATAAGGATATGAACGCCCAGATTGGAGAGATTTTCAGATCGTGCTATAGGTACGGACAAGCATCCCACAGCGACCAGCTACGCGATGCTAAGAAGATCCGCTTCTATATAGACGCTGAAATCAAACGACTAGGGGGGTGATATGGATACAAAGAAGAAGTTTAACATCACGCTAGAAGAGACCATACGTAGGCGCGTGCAAGTCGAGGCAAAGAACGAGGAAGAAGCTCGGTTCGCTGTGCAAGACGGTGAGGGCTACTACTTAGAGTTACCAAAGACCGTGAAGTACGACATTCAAAAGGTACTTGAAGTTGAGGAAACAAGTTAGTGGATCTCATCACGTTAGACTTTGAAACTTTTTACGATAAGGACTTCTCTCTGTCTAAATTAACGACAGAGGAGTACGTCCGCGATTCACGTTTTGAAGTAATAGGCGTGGGTATAAAGGTCAACAACAGGCCAACAGAGTGGGCAAGCGGCACCCATGAAGAACTTGCGGATTATTTTGCGGATTTTGATTGGGCTTCCAGTATGGTTCTGGCACATAACACTATGTTTGATGGTGCTATTCTTTCTTGGCTATATGGCATCAAACCTAAAGTATGGGCTGATACTTTATGTATGGGGCGTGCCATTCATGGAGTTGAAGTTAGCGGGAGCCTAAAAGCCTTAGCAGAACGCTACGGTATAGGAGAGAAAGGCACCGAAGTACTCAAGGCAATCGGTAAGCGTAGAGAAGACTTTAGCGATGATGAATTAGATTTGTATGGTGACTACTGCATCAACGACGTAGAACTTACCTACAAATTGTTTTCTCTGATGGCCCGTGACTTCCCCAAAAAAGAACTACAGATAATCGACTGCACGTTACGGATGTTTTTACTTCCGCAGTTAGATCTAGATTTGAATTTACTAAGCTCTCACCTGCACAACATCAAAAAGAATAAAGAGAAGTTGTTATGTGCAGCAGGTGTCTCCCGTAAGGATCTCATGTCAAACAACAAGTTCGCAGAGTTGTTGATTGAGCAGGGTGTAACACCTCCTACCAAAATAAGTACCACGACAGGCAAAGAGACCTTCGCATTCGCTAAAACCGATGAAGCCTTCAAGAGCCTTGGAGAGCACGAAAACGAAAACGTGCAAACGTTAGTGGCAGCGCGACTAGGTAACAAAAGCACTTTAGAAGAGACACGTACCCAAAGATTTATAGACATCAGCCACCGAGGGCTGCTGCCTGTACCCGTAAGATATTATGCCGCGCACACTGGTAGGTGGGGCGGAGATGACAAGATAAATTTACAGAACCTTCCTAGCCGTGGGCCAAACGGCAAGATGTTAAAACGGAGCATCCTTGCACTAGATGGTTACAGCTTAGTTGACTGTGACTCTTCGCAAATCGAAGCGCGGGTTTTGGCTTGGCTTGCGGGGCAAACAGATCTCGTTGATGCGTTTGCTAACAAAGAAGACGTTTACGTAAAAATGGCTGCACGTATCTACAACATACCTATTGACCGACTTGAGCACGTAACCAAAGAGCAGCGGTTTGTCGGCAAGACCACGATCCTTGGGGCGGGGTACGGCATGGGTGCAGTAAAGTTTCAAGCACAATTGGAATCTCTTGGGACTCAAATAGACCTTGACGAAGCGCGGCGTATCATCAATATATACCGTGACGCTAACTGGAAAATAAATCACCTGTGGCGCGAAGCTCAAAACATGCTAACTATGCTGTACGAAAAGCAGTCAATGCGTATCGGCGTCCCTCCTCTTATTAGATCTATAGGTAAGAACTCTTCCGTATTATTACCAAACGGCCTGCAAATGCGGTACGAAGATTTAGACAGGGAACAAGGTGAGCGCGGCCTAGAATACAGTTACAAAACAAGACGAGGCCGAACTCGGATCTACGGTGGGAAAGTTATAGAGAACGTATGTCAAGCAGTTGCTCGGTGTATCATTGGTGAGCAGATGCTACTTATACGTAAAAAGTACCCGCCTGTGCTGACCGTGCATGACTCTATCGTGGTTAGTGTCCCCGAAGATGAAGTAGAAGAAGCGCAAAGTTACGTAGAGCGGTGTATGCGCTACGTGCCAGATTGGGCAGAAGGACTGCCACTTGACTGCGAGAGTGGTGTGGCTAAAGCCTATGGAGATTGTGAAGCATGAACGCTGCACCGTGGTCGTTTAGTAAAATTAAGGCATTCCAGCAATGCCCTAAACAGTTTTACCACGAGAAAGTAATCAAACAATATCCGTTCAAGATGACCAGTGCCGTGCGCTACGGTAACGAGTTTCACAAAGCCGCAGAAGATTACATACAAGGTAAAGGGCTGGATAAGCGGTTTGAGTTTGCTCGCCCTGCGTTGGACTCACTTAACGCAAAAGAAGGTGACAAGTTATGTGAATACAGGATGGGGCTGACAAGCCGTTTAGAACCCTGCACATTTGGCGCAAGCAACGTTTGGTTTAGAGGGATAGCGGACTTACTTATCTTAGATCATGCAAATAATCTAGCGTGGGTTATTGATTACAAGACAGGCAAATCAGCGCAATATGCGGATAGCGGTCAGTTAGAGCTTATGGCGATGGCTGTGTTTAGGCACTTTCCACATATCGACACGGTTCGAGCTGGATTGTTATTTGTTGTATGTAACGAGTTAATTAAAGATTCTTTCATAGCGTCAGACAGTAAAAAACTATGGATCAAGTGGGCAGATTCGTTTACTGATATGAAGTATGCGTATGAGAATGATGTGTGGAATCCAAACCCTAATGGTTTGTGTAGGAGACACTGCCCAGTGGTTGAATGCAGTCATAACGGGAGTAACAAATAATGCCTTATAAAAATCCAAAAGACCGTAAGAAACAAAAGCCAGATAAAAAAGGAACAAAGGCTTTTGAAGCCCGTATGGAGCGGCAACGCGCCAGACGCAAGATGGACAGAACAAGTAGAGATGCAAACAAGAACGGGGTGGCTGACAAACGCGAAGGCAAAGACGTTAGCCACAAAAAGATGTTAAGTAGGGGTGGATCGAATAAAGATGGAGTGCGAGTAGAAAGCCGTAGCGCAAACCGTAGTCGCAACGGCAAAAGACCTACTCGTCGTAGATAGGCTTGGGGTACTTCATTGACCTCTCCAGCGCGTTCCCGTCCGCGTAGCCGAAGGCGGGCTTACTGAGGAGACAGTATGCAAGTTATAGACAATAAGGCTTTGCTACTAAAGTTACGTCAGCCTGAAAAGGTAACTAGTGTTATACCTAAAAGTAAGTTGTTACCTGATAACCGAGTATTGGTTAACTGGGGCATTGAAGAAACACACGTACTAAAAAACTTAAACATCAAAGCGCCCTCGCCTATCGAAGCTGAGTATGAGTGGACAGGAAAACACGAACCATTTGACCATCAAAAGACTACTAGCTCGTTTCTGACGTTGAACAAAAGAGCTTTCTGCTTCAACGAACAAGGCACAGGTAAAACTGCTAGTGCTATCTGGGCAGCAGATTATTTGATGAACAAAGGTAGAGTGAACAGAGTACTAGTTATATGCCCGTTGTCGATTATGGATTCTGCATGGCGGCAAGACCTGTTTACTTTTGCTATGCACAGATCCGTTTCAGTTGCATACGGCAGTTCAAAACAACGCCGAAAGATAATAGAGGAAGGCGCTGAGTTCGTCATAATTAACTACGATGGTGTTGAAGTTGTCAGGGATGCTATCGAAGAGGGTGGGTTTGACTTAATTATCGTAGACGAAGCTACGCACTATAAGAATGTGCAAACTAACCGCTGGAAAACACTGAACAGTCTCATAACTGGTTCTACGTGGGTATGGATGATGACCGGAACGCCCGCTGCCCAAAGTCCACTAGATGCCTTTGGATTAGCTAAGATCGTAGACCCCAAATCGGTGCCAAGATTCTTTGGCACTTTCCGCGATTTAGTTATGAGTAAAGTGAGTCAGTTCAAGTGGGTGCCGAAGCCCGAAGCCACAGAGATAGTATTCAGTGCTTTGCAACCAGCAATACGGTTTACCAAAGCTGAGTGTCTGGACTTACCAGAGATTGTTTACACGCACCGTGAGGTCGAGCTTACAAGACAGCAGCAGAAGTACTACAAAGAATTGAAAGATAAGATGGTGATGCAAGCAGCAGGAGAACAAATCTCTGCGGCAAACGCTGCCGTTAACCTCAACAAGCTACTGCAAATATCAGCAGGGGCCGTGTATACAGATGAAGGCGAGTCTTTAGAGTTCGACATCAAACATAGATATAAGGTGTTACGTGAGGTTATCTCTGAGGCGAGTAAAAAAGTTTTGGTATTTGTTCCGTTCAAGAACGTCATAGATGTGCTTGTGGATAAGCTACGTCAGGACGGTATAACCACAGAAATGGTTCGCGGTGATGTGACTGCAAACCAGCGCACTGAGATATTTAAGCAGTTCCAACAAACTCCAAACCCACGCATCTTGGTAATACAGCCACAAGCTGCATCGCATGGAGTCACACTAACCGCTGCGGACACTATTGTTTGGTGGGGGCCAACTTCTTCCGTTGAAACCTATGAACAGGCTAACGCCCGTATTCATAGACAGGGCCAAGATCACAAATGCACGGTGATTCAATTGGCAGGATCTCTCGCTGAAAAGCGCGTCTACTCACTTCTAGATAATAAATTACACACTCACACAAAAATTATTGATCTTTACAAAGAAATTGTTGCATAACTAACAAAACAATAGCAGAATGCGTTTCTCGCTTTTGGAGATTCGTATGAGCGATGCAATAAACGTAGATAAGCTAACAAAAGTTTATCTGAAAATAAAAGAACAACGAGAAGAGTTGTCGAGTAGGTATAAGGAACAGGACGGTCAGCTAGAAGAGCAACAAAACACGATCAAAAGTGAGTTGTTGAAGCATCTGCAAGAGCAGAACATTGATTCTATCAGGACGCCCAATGGCACCTTTTACCGCACTACTAAGACGAAGTATTGGACTTCTGATTGGGGAAGTATGCACGAGTTTATACTGGAGCATGGTTTGCCCGATCTTCTGGAGAAGCGGTTGCACCAAACAAATGTGCGGACGTTTCTTGAGGAAAATGAAGATCTGCTGCCGAAAGGTCTGAACGTCGATAGCGAATACTCGTTATCAGTTCGGAGACCTAAGAAATGACAGACCCCTTAGTACCAATCGAATCTGTTGCACAGCACTTCAAAGTGTCTATTTCAACTATTCGTTTGTGGGTTAGGCAGGGCATTATCCCTGCAAATAGTTACGTGAAGATAGGGAAAACTTACAGATTTTCGCTGCCTGATGTGACGTTTTCTCTGCTTCGTTACAACAATGACATTGACGAAGTAGAGGAAGACTCGGACGATGATCTGTGAGAATCAGCATCCGTGGGGGTTACTTCTCTGGGCCACCAGAGCTAGATGCGTACTGCACACAAATGAGTGCGGTAATCGTCCATGCTTCTGGAGTTCACAGAAGTTACTTCGCTGGTGAGTACCAACCAGAGGGTAATCAGTTACCTGCATGTTGGTCAACGGATACTGAGAGACCAGCGTTACAAGTGCCAGTGGCTACTCGCCAATCTGGTAGGTGTATCGACTGTACTCAGAATATACGTGGATCAGCGATAGGTGGCACTGGCAGAGCGTGTAGGTTCTTTCAGCTTTTAGCGATTGCTTTTGAGCATGACCTAAACACTGTACATAGACTGCAAGTTCCGTCAGCAAGCATCTTTGGCAAGAGCAACAGTAACATGTCGCTTGAAGCCTACTCGCGCTTTTTGGCTAAACACGGAACGCCAAGCGCAACGGTAGTAACAAAAATTTATTTTGATACTACAAGTAACATGCCTCGTTTGTGCTTTGCACCGTCGAGAGCATTGCGGACGGAAGAGTTAGACGTTGTGCGTGAGGTCGTTACTCGGCCCAGCACCCTCAACACAATAACGTTTGAGGTTGTAGATCACACACAGTCACCTTTTCCGGTTAGTAAGGGTTTTGAAATTAAGGAGACATATCATGGCTGAAGCCCAATACATAATACCTAGCGCAGAAGCGTTATACCCAAAGATCGACCAGACTTATAAGTTTGACCAGACTGCAAATCGCCCGGTTACTTGTGACCCTTTTGATGACGGTGCAGCCTACGAGCTAAACTTTAAGCTGTCAGAGTCTGAAGCTAAGAAGTTATACAAGGCGATGAAGGCTTACTACCTTGAGAGAAAAGAAAAGAGCTGGCCTGACAAGTTCCCAAATCCTTTCAAGAAACAAGAAGACGGTACTTACGAAGGTAAGACCCGACTAAAAGGCGCTTACGGTAAAGATGCCAGCCGTAAACCACTGCTAGTGGATTCTAAAAACACGCCATGCGGTGACGATTTCAGACTCACCAGCGGCAGTATTGTCAATATATCTGTGACATTTGTTCCTTATAGGATCTCAGCTAATAACTACGGTGTTAGCTTGCGTATCAACGCCGTACAGGTGTTGAAGTACGAGCCAGCGAAAGCTAGCAGTCCTTTTGCTGCTGTTTCTGATGGCTTTGTGGCTACGGAAGCCAGCCCGTTCTCTCCTGCCCCCGAAGAACCTGTTACCTCTACCGAGGATGATGACGATGGTTTTGGGGACGAGGAAGATCTGCCCCCTGTGGCAGAACCGAAAAAGAAGGTCGTCAAAAAGTCTGCCCCCGCACCTACAGACGCTGGCGATCTAAGTTCGATCATTGATGCTTGGGATGATGAAGACTAGGTTTTAATGGTCACTTCACCACGGCTAGGTATGTGGTAAGCCGAAAAGAGTGGCACATCTGCCTGTCACTTCTGCCGTGGTGTCTTTTCTTTTTAGGTGCATAAATGGATACAAAATTATTTTTGAGGAGTCTGCTGCCCCCCGAAGGAATTTACGTTTTATTGCGGATCAACCCGCAAACAGGAAACCTTGAGCAAACGTCTTACACAGATATAGATGATTTAGAACGTGCTGCTATAGAAGCAGACAGGGCGGGGTTAGACGTATATTTTGCGTTGAGTTCTTTCTGTAAAGAAAACTCTCGTAAGGCAGTAGACGCCAAGTACATACAAAGTTTCTTTCTGGATTTAGATTGTGGGGCCGACAAGCCACACGCAACACAGGTAGACGTAATTCAAGAGCTGCAAAGTTTCTGTGCAGCAACTAAATTACCAAAACCACTTATAGTTAGCTCTGGTAGAGGCGTACACGTCTATTGGATGCTGCGCGAGGCGGTCAGCGTAACGGATTGGAAACCCGTAGCACAAAGACTAAAGAACCTATGCGCAGAACATAAGTTTGAAATAGACACCAGTGTCCCCGCAGATGCAGCTAGGGTGTTACGTGTTTTAGGCACGCATAACTACAAACCTGATTCACCCGCCCCAGTGCAGCTTCTGAGCAGTGTTCCCAAAGCTGTAGATTTCGATTGGTTTTCAGAGGCCATCGGTGGGCCGGTGATAACAGTTCCCACAAAGCATGAAGAGGGGAGCGCGGGGGCTTTTGCTGAGTTCTTACTAAAATCTAGTGAGTTCAGCTTCAAAGACATTCTAATTAAAACAAATAACGGTAATGGCTGTGCGCAACTTGGTTTGATAGTAGCTAACCAAGAAGTTACTACAGAGCCAATGTGGAGAGCAGGGCTATCTATTACAAAGTTCTGTCGTGACGGGGACAAGGCAGCACACATGCTGTCTGCAAAGCACCCTGAGTACGTCCCACACCTAACAGAGACTAAAAAGGATCTGGTAAAAGGGCCATACAGGTGCACAACGTTTGACGAGAATAATCCAAACGTCTGCATGGACTGCCCTCACTGGGGCAAAATAAAGTCTCCAATTGTGCTTGGGCGTAGGTTCAAATCATCTGAAGATCACGTCGATAGTGAAAACGCTGCGGAATCATTAGATGAATTTACAGACTCCCCGGAGTTGGCGTTAGTAGATGATACGTCAGAACATGTTATACCCGCATATCCACGCCCATACTTTCGTGGAGCCAGCGGTGGAGTGTTTGTTAGAAGCACTAACCCAGACGGTGAGACAGATGAACGAGTGATCTACCAAAACGACATCTACGTAACACGGCGTTTGCATGATGTCGAAGACGGTGAAATGGTTGTGGTGCGGTTACACTTACCTAAAGATGGAGTGCGAGAGTTCACATTACCTCTAACAGCACTTACATCTAGAGAAGAATTTAGAAAGAATATGGCGGCGATGGGCGTTGCCGTTTTGAAACAGGATGACTTGCAGCAATATATGACTACATGGGTTAACGAGTTACAGGCAAAATCTGTAGCAGACATAGCACACCGGCAATACGGGTGGACATCAGATGACTGTCGTAGTTTTGTGGTGGGTGACAAAGAGATACATCCCAATAAGATTTCTTATAACCCAATGACCGGAGCTACATCGCAGTCTTACCCATCTTTCAAAACAAAAGGCACGTTAGAAGGTTGGCAGGAGATGGCTAATTTCTACCTGTCAAGAGAAGGTATGGAGATGCACCAATATATTGTGTGCACTGCTTTTGGTTCTCCGCTAATGCAATTCCTACCGCAGAACTGTGGCACCATGCACGTACATGATAAAGCTGGCGGTGCAGGTAAAACAGCAGCTATGAAAGTAGCCGCATCAGCGTGGGGGCATTTTAAGGGGACATTGGTAGACGATAATGACACTACCGCTTTTAAGATGAATCGTGGAGAGGTGTTACACAATCTACCGTTCTATATTGATGAGATGACAAATACTCCTGAGAAGGAGATGAGTGGTCTTGCGTATCAATTAACCAGCGGGCAGCAGCGCGGGCGTATGAGTAACGGCTCAAATCTAGAACGTACAAGAGGTGAACCTTGGAAACTATTATGCTGCACCACGGGCAACATGAGTGCGATTGAGAAAATATCGTTATGTAAAGCTGGGCCGAAAGCAGAAGCACAGAGGATATTAGAGCATCGCGCTAGGCAGATCTTTTCAAAGTCAAAGGACAAAGAACTTACCGACGATTTTGAAAGGAATATAGAAGAGCACTATGGACATGCAGGCCCGATCTTTATACAGCACGTAATGAATCATATAGATCATTACAAAGGACAGCTTCGTATCGTGCAGCAAACTATAGACCGCCGTGCTGAGTTGGCTCCAGAAAATAGGTTTTGGTCAGCGGGAGCTGCGTGCGCTATAACTGGTGGCATGATCGCTCAGAAGTTGGGGTTGATAAACTACGATATGGAAGCCCTCACTAAATGGGTTGTAAGGTTATTAAAGGAAAACAAGAAGAGCGTAAGTGAAATGGGAGCGTCAGTAGAGCAAGTCTTAAATGACTACATCATGGAACACTACGGTAACGTGTTATGGATAAAAAGTACTGATGACTTACGAAAACAAAATGAGACTAACATACTTGCAAACGGGTTAGATTCCCTTGTGGTGCCTGACGCTGTACCAAAAGTTAAGTTTGTTGCAAGGTACGAGACAGACATAAAACGTATGTACTTGTTACCTAAACCACTAAAAGAATGGTGTGGTAAACAGCAGATAAACTATGCAGGGTTTGTAGAAGATCTCATTGAGAAGCTGAAAGGCAAGCGCACTAAGATGCGTTTGAGTAAAGGCACGCAAATGAGACTGCCACCTACAAACGTGATCGTAGTGAATTTTTCAATAGATGGCGAGTAGTGGGCGTACTCAAAACTGATGATATAAACCCTGATGGAATACGTATCGTAATTGATTGGCCCAGCATGGTTATCAGCAGTTCAGTGTTCGTGCCTTGCATAAACACTCACTTGGCAAAACAACAAATACTGAAAATAGTTACTGATTTTGGCTGGGAATGTACGGTAAAAGTTGTTACCGAAAGTGACAAATTAGGTGTTCGTGTTTGGAGAACCATGTGATACCATGCCGTTCCATAGGGTGTAGTCTCCAACAAAATCCTATATCTCCCATAACCCCTCTACCTTGGCCTCCCTTACACCTTGGTAGGGGGGTATCCCTAAAAGAACCCTACGTCATCTACTAGATCTTGTGCGCCTTTAGATAGTGTAACGCCGTTGTACATCTTGGCCTTGGTTGTGCGCTTGTGACTCTCTAGAGATCGTTCTATTGTTTTGCTATCTATACGCAGTTTAGGGTTTATCCTGACAGCATCGCTGGCGTTAAACTCGTTCATCTTTCTACGTATTCTTCTCTTTTCGTCAAACTCGCCGAATCTGGTAGCAACATAGTAGCTGTTTAGTAGTCGGCCTCTTTCTCGCGTGGCCGCAGTCTCTATGTTTTTTACTGCCCGCTTTTCTGCTTCGCTTCTCGTATATTCGGCTGGTGGGAACCCTAGTATCTTTACTGCCAACTCTCCTGCTGACATGTCATCGTATATGTAGTCCCCACGTTTGTTACGTATCCCTCCTTCCATAGGGTAACGAACTGCACCCTGATACACGTTACGTACTGCTCCGGGCAATAGGTCTTCAACTCCACGCATAAGATCCCTGCCGTTTTCTGCGTCTATTATTTTTTCGGCTCCACGATACGCTCTGGATATAACGCTCCATGCAGGGCCACCCATATAATGCATGAATGTTTCTTCGGGTGACGGATCAGATGCAAACCTGTTTGCTTCAACGAGCAAGTCGGTCAACTTGATACGTTCAGATACGTCAATGCCAAGGAGTTCTGTTGGTATTCCCCTGTATATAGCCTCATTATTCAGCGAGCTACGTACAAAAGTATCAAAATCCTCGTCGTAATCATCCGTAAATGCGTCATACAGCGCCGAAATTGCTCCGTACAACGGCAATCCTTGCACCCCAGCCAACAACAATGCGGATAAATGCACCCCTGCAAGCTGTTTGAACGCTTCTGACTTGGCTGTTTTTACGAGTGCGTCTATCGCACTCTTTGCCATACCTTTTGATTCAAGATCTTTTCTGTAGCTGTCGGCATATACTTGAATAGCCTCATAACCTGTTTTACCCATTGCGTAGTACATTTGGATGCCGTAGTTCTTGTACATCAGAGCCACGCGCATCACACCCTCTCGCGCAAATCGAGGGCCAGTTTCTAGGGTAGCGCCACCGTTTATTAACTGAGTTTCATATAACGCTTTATCTGCTGCTTCTTTTCTTTGCTCTGCCGTCGCTTTGCTTGGATCACCGTTTGT